GTGGCAAAGCGCGCGATCATCTGCATCGGCGACACGACGACGCACGGCGGCAAGGTAATCGAAGGCTCGCCGACCTTCACGCTCGACGGGCGCGGCGTCGCCGGCGTCGGCCACAAGGTGATTTGCCCGCGCTGCAAGGGCATCTTCCCGATCCTCCCCGATCTGCTCGGCCGCCGCTACCCGCACACGATCGGCGACCGTGACACCGCCGTCGAGGGCATGCGCACGGCGTGCGGCGCGGAGCTGATCGCGTCGCAGGGAACCGGGACGATCGACGACGTCGGCGCGGGCGAACGCGGGGACGGCGGCTCGCCCGGCGGATCGGCGGCCGCAGCGGCGACCGCGGTCGCCCCTTCCCCCGCCCTTTGCCTCGAATGCCTGAAGGCGGCGGCGAAAAACGCCGCGACGATGGTCGCACGCGGATGATCATGGCGCGGCCGGCCATCGAAGCGCATTTCGACGCGCGCCGTTCGCCAATCACGCTGCCCGTGCGACTCTTCGCGGTGGTCGACGCGCTGCTCTTCGCCAAAGCCTCGGACGCCCCGCCGCTGCGCCGCGCGAACTACTCGATCGCGCTTTTCGACGGCACGCCCGACGCGTCGCTCGCCGATCACGGCCCTTGGCTGATCGATTACGCGCTCGCGCCGGGGCCGATCCGGCGCGTGCTCGCCGAACTGGCGGCAGAGCCAGTCGGCATGTCGTGGCTCGTCAGCGCGTATCCGTTCGAGCGGCTGGCCGCCGAATTGCGCGAGCACCTCGACGTGCGGTTGCCGGACGGCCGCACCTCGCTGTTCCGGTTCTACGACGCGCGCATCATGCCCGACATCACGCGCGTGATGAGCGACGCGCAGCGCACGCAATTCTTCGTCGCGACGTACGACTGGCTCGTCGAGATCGACGGGCGGTTGACCGGAGTGCATCCGCATGCTTGAACTGAGCGCAGAACAGGTGGCCGGACTGGCGGAGATCGACGAGCGCGGCTTCGTCGAGCGCGTCCGGCAGGATCTCGTGAAGGAGAATCCGGCGTTTGCCGACGACGGCGGCTTGTCGTCGCGGCTATGGACCGCGTATCGCGCCGCACGCGCGCTCGGCATCGAGCGGGACGAAAACGTCGTCGCGTTTCTGAGGCTCGAAGCGTACGCGCCGAGCTTCTACGAGAAGCCCGCGACGAAGGCGTGGCTCACGCGCCCCGGCTGCTCGGCCGACGCGCGCTTTCATGATTACCTGCGCGTCATCAAATGGCGCATCGAACATCCGGACGGAGGGCTGGAACATGGCGGGATTGGTGGTGCCAATCGTGGAAGCGGCGGCGGTGGAGCTTGGTCCGATCTTGGCGCGCGTTGGCGTCGCCTTGTTGGGCGGGGCGACGGTGGCAGGGACGGCGAGTCTGTCGGGTGATACGCCGAAGGAGGACAGCAAGGCGACACCGGATGTGCGCGCCCTCCCGCACACCGGCGAAAGCTGCAAGAAATGCCCGCCAGAGGGTGGAGCGAAAATTCGTCGCAATCACGGCGTCAACTGGCCGTCTTACCGCTATCAGGCCCGCATTACGGGATTCGCATTCGACGTAGAGTATTGCCGTTGGAGCGACGAGTGGCAGTGGCTTGGGATCGATTTCGACGGTTTCAAGCCGGACGAGTGCTTGCTGCAAGAAACCAAGGGCAACTACGATCAGTTCATCGACACCGACGGCCGACCGAAGCGCTTCTTCGCGGGTTTCTTCGATATGAGCGAGCAGATTTTGAATCAATCGATAGTCGTCAATTCGAATCCGCCGGCGCGGCTGATGTGGTACTTCGCAACTCCGAAGGCACGCACGTACATGCTGCCGACGCTGACCAGCGCTCGCGTGCAATCTGTCTATCAACCATGACGACGAACATGCAAATTGTCACCCTGTTTCGCGATGCCCCCGATTTTGCCGAGCCAGGCGATTTCGAGGCGCATCTTGTACGGTTGTGGTCCGTTATCGAGGCACTATCGGGCAAAGACGACCGACTCGGCCAGTGGTACTTGACGGGATCTACCGAGGAAGAGGCACTGCTCTACCCCGCCTTCGAAGCCTCGGGCGCACCTTCGACCGCGCTGTTAGCGGTACTCAAAACCAAGTATCAAGGCAAACGGAATCGCGCAAAGGTAGTCGGGTTATGGAACGGGCATAACAACCCGACCGATGGCGCGACGTTGAAGCTCTCTATCGATACCGGCCCGCTACCGTCCGAGGTAGCAATCGATCCGCCCAAGCCACGTGACGCGGAAACGGGACTGGCACCGCTCGCAGCCATTCAGGGCATCGTTTCTTTGCTGGTAGCGACCTACACCCCCGCCGTCGTCTCGGTCGCACCGATCGAGTATTTCGAAAAGAAGGTGTTCGACGACAAGCCCGGCGTCGGCTGGATGCTCTACTTGCCGAAGATCATTACGCAACAGCAGGTTCCCGAGGCCCGAGCACTGATTCCCGTACCCGCCAAAGGCAAACAGACCGGCACGATCATCGTCAGCGTCACGGACGCCCCGTTCTCGGTCGACAATCCCGAGCACGTCGCGATCGCGAACCGCATCGAGATCCGGCTCGTTGATCAAGACCTGCTTCCCGCTTACGCCGAGATCTGAGCAAGCCGGCGCGATTACCGCGCTGGCGGCGCTCGTCAAAACAACCCAACCGGCTCCGCTGAATCGTCGCAACTGAAAATGATCAGTTCGCGACGCTCGACGCCCTTTCCACCGCCTACCGTGTACTGAATTGGCACGCTCTCAATGTGGAAGCCGGCAAATACGCTCCGGATCATTGGATAATCATTGGGACCGGTGATTGCCCAATTTTGGTTGACCACCGCCATTTCCCGGCATTTTCACATGCGCACGAAAATGCAAAATGTCATCTTTTTATTTCAAAAATCTGGATCCATATCGGCGTGCAACCTAATCACGCGGCGTCTCCGAGCTACCATAATTGATAGTCGACAAGAGGCGTCAAACTTCGACAAAATGGCCATGCAACCTCCTGTATCTCTGCCATGCGCGCGATAGCTGGCATAGATACCATGCCGAACATTTCAATCGGACAGATACATCTACCGCTGATCTTTGCACAGGAGCCTATCATGCAAGAAGTAGAAATTTCGGAATCGAAGATCTCCAATAATCCCATCAAATTCCCAGAGAATTTCGCCTATGATTCTCGCTGGGTACCGGCAACCAATATCACCACAAATCTGATCTTCCCACATCGGCTAGGGAGAGCTCCCGTTCAGACCTTCGTTGTATTTTCACCAGATCAAGAAACGGTTTATCCAATCACTTGGTCTTGGGCTAACCAATGGTCTGGAAATCCAGTGTCAATCAAGGCTGACTCAAAAGAAGTTACTATTTCGATCTGGTCTGGCACACCACTGCATGGATTTTTTGATGGTACAACTGGCACCTGGACAAAATGGAATTCTGGCTATTTCCGTGTCCTGATTCTGGGATAAGCTAGAAACGCTAATTCGGATAGCCCGAAGGCCAGCCAGTATGTCTGTTCTGCGTAGTTCGCTGCTCATCATCATGCAGTTCTGATGAGCAGCCTGCCCCCCTATTATCAGTTCGTCAGCAATCTCGCGTTCCCGGCCGCACTGCACACACATATCCTTGCAACACTTTCAATTTGTTGATCTCGCGCTGATCGTCGCCGGCGACTGAAAAAACGCGTTCCGCAACCGCTGCGTCGACGTCTGCATAGGCGGCGGCACCATCGCCCACGCCGGCGGCGCCGGAAGCGCCGGACATGCCGTCGCGACCGGCTGCCGTGCAGTGTCGAACGGCGACGCGCAGCCGCTCAGTGCCAGCGGCAAGAGCAGCCCGCAGGCTGCGACTCTCTGCTTCATGCTCGTTCCTCTCCTTCGTGGTTCGTTGGTCGACGGCGGCCACCACCGACGCGGCGGCATCGTGCGCGGCGATCGCGCGCTGCTCGGCGTCGAGCGCGGCACGCGAGATCGCGTCCAACGCTTCGGCATGCCGTCGCGCGTCGAGCGCTCGCGCGGCCCGCTCGTCGGCAAGCCGACGTGCGCCGGTCAGGTGCTCGACGCCCGCGCCGGCCGCCATGCCGAGCAGCGCGGCCAGCAGATACGGAGCCGCTTTCGGCATCACAGCCCCCGCTCGCAGATCGCGCGTTCTTCCGCGCGCCGTTTCACCAAACCGGGCAACACGCGCCCCCGCGCCGTCACCCATTGCGGGCGGCCATCGTCGGCCTCGTTGATCGCGCGGCACGCGCCGCGCAGGTCGCCCGCGTTGAAGCGCTTCGCCGTCGTGCTGTTACAGTAGGCATGCGCGCCGACGTTGTATGCAAAGCTGACGGCCGCCGCGAGTTGATACGGACGATCTTTCAGCCCCGGCGTGCAACGCAGCACGGGTTCGGCGTGCGCGATCAATTGCGTTTCGAGCGACTGGCGACACTCGGCCTCGCTGTACGTCCCGCCGACGACGACATCGCGCGTGTCGCCCATGCACTTCGTCGGGATGCCGACCGGATCGAGGTAGCCCACCAGCTTGACGCCCTCGAACCTCGGCACGACCACGGCCAGCACACCGGCCGCGATCGCACCGACGACGCCGGCGAGCGTCCTCTTCGGCACCCTAACCATGCTGGCCCCCTCGACGCCCCTTGTTCTTGATCAGGTAGTAGCACTGAAGGCAGATGTAGCCGCCCGTCAGAATCGACACAAGCAGCGACGCCCACCAGTTCGCATCGTGTCCCGACGCCCACAGCCACAGCGACGACGCAACCGGCGGGGCGCTCTTCGCAGCGCTCGCCGCAATTTCGCTTTTCAAAACGATCATCTCCATAAAAAATGGCCGCCAAAGACCCACTTGGCGGCCAATGCAATCGATATATTTATCTATTAGTTATCTCAATTATTATTTTTAACACCAATCTCAAAATAACCTACAATTTTTAGCAGCCACACTCAATTGAAATTCAACTTAATATAAAAATGCCAGAAAACCCACGAAACCCTGCCATCTTTAAAAATGGTGATAATCTGGCCAAGGTGAAATTCTGACACTTACTTTTCCATAATATGGAGATCGCTATGCCACGCATTTACTACAAAGCCGAAGGCACGAAATTTGTACTCGGCATGACGGAACTAGCGAATCGGGGCCGTATCGTCCTCCTTCACAGTACCGCCAAGGAGGTTCTGACGGCATGGAGCTACGGGAGAGACGGAACAATCTCGCCCACATTCGACACGACCCTCGTCATCGATAGCAACCCAACGGGCGGGACCGTTACCGGTGAACAGCCGTTCGTTCTGAACACTCGCTCAGCGACGGCAACGGCGTCGCAAAAGTGGAGATACGAGCCCTCATCATTCACTTTCAGAAATGTCCAGAATCCCGGCATCGTTATCGATCTGCGAAATCGGACCGTGCAGGAAGGCAATACGATCTGGGCTTACAAGCAGAACGGCACGCCGGCGCAGCAGTGGAATCCGGAGCCGCCGCCGTTGCCGTTGACCGGGCAGGCCGAGTGATACCTCAGATAGTTGGTGCCGAGAAAAATAACGCAGTCTCGGCACCAATCAAACAATCCAGCCTCACAATCAAATTAATCCCCCATAAACTGTGATCAATTAATTTGACACCGGAACTATCAAATTAATTCTTTTTGATTGTTTTTTGCGATAGCCGTTCTTCGCCTTGCCCTTGTTGCCTGCGTTGAGCACGACTTCCGTCTCCCAACTGCGGCCGGCGTATTCGTGCGTCACCGACTCGACGAGGAAATCGCCGTCCGCATCACGCTTGAAACCCTTCAGCGTCACGGTCTTCTCCGCCGACACGTCGGCACGGCCGAGCATCCGCAAGCGGCTCGTGGCCGTGTGCCGGTTGAGCTTCGCCAGTCGCGCGGACGCCGCGGCCTTCGCCGCCTGCGGGCTCGCGAACGCGTGCCGCTCGGTGTGCACGGCCGCCGCACCGGGCGGCGCATCCGGATTCGGGATCACGAGATCGATCTTCTTGCCCGACTTCGCGTCATGCACCTTCGTGCGCACGGCCGCGAAGCTCGCGCGATCCGGAAACGCAATCTCATAGTCGATCAGTTGCTCCGGCGCGAGCACGAGCGCCGGCAGCACCCTGCCGCTCGCGCTCTTGCCGCCGCCGATCGGCGTGACGATCAGCTTGCCGGCCTTCACGGTCGCGGTCGCCCCATACTGCCGCGCGATCCGCGTGACGAAGTGCAGGTCGCTTTCACCGAACTGATCCGCACGCGGCACGACGACGTCGATCGAGCACGCAGCCGCCCACTTGTTGCGCCGGGCGATGTCGCCGACGACGTCGGCGAGCGTCGCGTTCGACCAGCTGCCGTAGCGGTGCGTCTTCGACGTCGCCCGCAGGTTCGCCGGCCGTCCCCGGATCGCCACCGTCGCCGGCGGCCCGCGCAACACGATCTCGTCGATCGCGTACTCGCCGAGCAACGACAGTCCTTGCCCTTCCCATCCGAGCGAGATCTTCAGCGTCGCGCCCTTCGGCGGGAAGCGGATCACGCCGTCGCGGTCGTCGAGCTCGATCTCGCATTCGTCCGCCTCGAGGCCGGGCTTGTCCGTCGTCCGGATCCGCAACACGCGATCCTGAATCGTGCGCGTGATGTCCGCGCCGTTCGCGATGATCTGGAATATCGCCTGCATCGCCCGCCCTCACGACCAAAGCTGAATCGGTTCGTCGCGCGGCACGCCGAGATCCGGCAGCGTGATCAACACGCCCGAGCGGAACGGCTGCGGTTCGCGCGCGAGGCCCGGATTCGCCTCGTAGACGGCTTCGACGGTGCCGCTCAGCGTGCCGTAGGCGGCATAGCAGAGCGTATCGAGCACGTCGCCGTCAGATGTTCTTAAAATCCTCGCCATAGCGGCCAAACTCCAGACTGTAGGTTTGCTTGCGTGGCGCTCCGTCCGACATCAGCGCCTCCTGTTCTTCCTCGACGCTTTGCAGATACCAGCGCCCGAGCACGTCGCCCGTGCCGGCCGTCAGTTGCACCGGCTTCATCCGCCCGCCGATCGTGCGCAGCGTCTCCAACTGGCGCGCACCCGCCCCGAGCGCCGGGAACACGACGCCGGACAGCACGATCGTTTCGCCGCCCTGGCTCACCGCCTGCAACGCTTCCGGCCGGTTCAGGCGCTCTTGCGACGCGACCTTATAGCGCGTCGTGCGCCGCAGCTTGTCGAACGCGGCCGTCGACAGCCCGAAGTTGAAGCGCCGCCCCTCGTCGGTCGTCAGCGTCAGCAGATGAGGGGTCGCCGACGAAGCATCGCCGCCCAGCGAATCGAACACCGCACCAAGCCCGGTCGCCTGCAACACCGATTTCACGGCCTTCGCCGTGTCGGTGCCGACGACGGCGGCGAATTGCGTCTCGACGCCCTTCAGCGCCGTCGTGACCGACTGCGCCGCCGCGTGGATCTGCGGATGATTCGATGCGTTCGCGATCCGCAGCACGCTGCCGACCGCGCCCGCCGTCGCGCGAAACCCGCGCGTCACCTCGCCCACCTTCGGGCTCAGATCGGTTGCGACCGACAGCGCACTGCTCGCGCCGTTCAGCAGCTCGGCGGCCGACGTCAGGTTGCCGGTCGCGAGCTTCGTCAACGTGTCGACCGTGTTCCGGCTCGCCGCGCGGTTGCGCTCGTAGACGCGGCTCACGTGCTGCGCGCGCTCGGCCGCGATGCTGGCCTGCGTCGCCGCCTGCGTGATGCTCTTCACGAAATCCATCGTCCCTCCTACAGGTGCGGCGCGTCGAACAGCGCCGACCGGTTGTTGCGGTCCATCGATTGGGTCATCGTCCGCTGGATCTGCGGATTGATCCGCGCGAGCAGCCGGTCGGCCATCGCCTGATCGCTGCCGCCCTCCAATTTGATGTTGAAGACCGGCGCAAAGCTGTTTTGCTGCTCGACCTTGAACGCCCGTCGCTCGGCGACGCCGGGCTCGACGAGCGCCTTCGCGTTCGCGACCGCGCGCGCGGCTTCCGGCGTGTCGCCGCGATGCTGGAATGCCCAGCGCGTGAGCGCACCGAGCAGCTTCTGGCCGGCGAAGGTGCCGATCGCCCCGCCCGCGACGCCGCCGATCGCGGCCCCGATCGGCCCGCCGAACGCGCCGATCAACGCGCCGAGCTTCGCACCGACCACACCGCCCGCGAGACTGCCGCCGATGCCCGCGAAGTTCTCCGCCTTACGCGCGCGTGGATCGTCGCCGGCCGCGACGGCGTATGCATCCTTCGCCGCAAGCCCGACCTTCAACACCGTCCCCGCGAGCGCAATCTTGCCGGCGTACGGCAACACGCGGCCGGCAATGCCACCCAGCGCCCGGCCAAGCCGCCCGAAGCGTCCGCCCCGGCCTGCCTTCCCGCTCGCCGCGCCCGCCGCGCTGTCGATCAGGTCGCCAACCGATCCGCCGCCGATGCCGCCGCCCGGCAGGTTGACGACGAAGACGCGTTGCACGCCACTGGCCGCAGCGCCGAGCGCATCGAGCGCCTGCCCACCGCGCCCCTGTTTCCCCGCCTTGCCGCCCTTCCCGCCGCCGCCCCGCGCCATCCGCGCGCCGCGCGCGACGTCGAGCACGCCGCGACCGATCGACCACGCCGCGCGTGCGCCGCGATACGCGATCGCCGCACCCGCGATGCCGATGACAGCCGCCGCCGCACGCGGCGACGCGTCGACGACGTCGCGCACCTTCGCGCCGGCTTTCTTCGCCTGCTCGCCCGCCAGATCCGTCACCGGCCGCAACGCGTCGCCGATGCTGCGCATCGCGTCGTCCCACTGATCGACGACCTCTTTCCAGATCTGCTTGGATGTCTCGCGGCGATCATCAAGGTCTTTCTGGATCTGCCCGGAAATGTCCGCGCCGTTACGCTTCATCTTTTGATAGATGTCCGCGTTCTGCATGTACGCCGTGAGCGCCGCCTTGACCTGCATGTCGGTAAACAGGTCCCCGGTCTTCATCGTCTCTTCGAACGCGCGAATCTGCTTCTGACGCTTGGCCGGATCCAGCTCGGCGTTGATCGTCTTCGCCGCTTCGGCCAACTGCTTCGCCTTCGCCGGATCGACCCGCTCGATGTACGCGCGCGCGAGCACGAACGACGCTTCGAGCGTCGACCAGCCCTTGCCGATCGCCTCCTTCATCTTCGCTTCGTAGTCGACGCCGGCTTTCTCGTAGTTGCGTTTCGTCTCGCCCGAGCCGATCTTCGAGAACCAGTTTTTGAGGTTGTTCGCGGCTTCGTCGGGGTTGCCCGCCGTCTTCATCTGCACCTGAAGCATCGCGCCCAACTGCGTCACCGAGTCCTGCCCCGTGATGCCGATCTTCTTCATTTCGGCGAGCAGCACCGGGAACCAGCGGGCCATGTCGACCGACTCGAACGAGCCTTCCTTGCCGAGATACGCAATCGCCTCCAGCGCCTTGAGCATCGCGGCCGGGTCCTTGATGTCCGCGTTCTGCTCCAGCGCCTGGATCATCTTCGCCGTCTCGACGCTCGTCGCGCCCTGCCCGACCGAGAACTTCGCCACGGCAGGCGCGAAGCCAAGCGCACGATCGAGATCCATGCCGCCCGCGACCATCTGATTGACCGCCTCGGCCAGCTCGTTGCGGTTCATGCCGTTCGCCAACGCATCGCGCCGGATCCGGTCGGACATCGCACGCTCTTCGCCCGTGCGCGCGATGCCCGCCTTGATCGCGATGTCGCGAATGATCGCCTGATACTGCGCCGACACCATCGTCGGCACCGCGATCGCGGCGGTCAGCTTCATCGAATCGCCGACCGCGCCGCGCATCGCCTCCCGGCCGCCGCTCAGGCGCTCGTGCCCCATCGCGCGCAGTTCGAGCCCGCGCGCGGTGCGGCCGAGCCGCGCATACGCGCGGTCGAGCCGATCGACCTCGATGCCGGCGTCGCGCAGCGTCCGCAGATTCGAATCCAGCTTGCGCCGGATCGTCTCGGCCGCGCTGTCGCCCGCGCGATGCAGGCGGCGGAATTCGTCCTGTAACTTGATCGTCTCGCCGATCTGGCGCTGCCACATGCCCTTTTCGGCGGCCGTCTTGCGCAGCCCGACGATCTTCGATTGCGTGTCGGAGATCGCCTTGCCGAACGTCGCGGATACCGCCCCGCCGATCACGATCCCCAACGCGATTTCGCGTGCCATCTCCGCTCCCTGTTACATCAATCCGTCAACCACCACACCAGATCCTCAAGCGTCAGATCGTCGACCGCTTGAGGACTGATCGCGCATTCACGCAGCAGCCGCTTCGCCATCGCCTTGACGGTCCTTTCGTGCAGCCGGATGAGAGGATCGAAAGGAGTCGTACGCGCGTTGCATCGCGACGTAATCAGCCATATCCATCTGTTCCAGCTCGTCGGGCGCGACGTCGGCGAGCAGCGCGAACAGCGTGATCTCGCGCAGCTCGTCGTCGTCCTGCGCGCGCTTGCTCGCGCCGCGCACGTCGCGCACCTTCGGGCGGCGCATCGTCAGCGTGTCGCGCAGCACACCGTCGAGCGTGATCGGGTAGGTAAGCTTGATCGTGATCGTGTCCATCGTGTTTCCTCGAAATAAAAAGGGGCGCTGAGCGCCCCTTGGGTTCAAAGTTGCTTTGCTGCGCGTTACATGCCGAGATCGCGGCGCACCTGTGCGAGCTGGTCGACACCGTCGATCACGCGCACGAAGCCGAACACGTCGATCTCGTGCATGACCGAGCCGGCAATCTCCAGCTTGTAGTAGTTCAGCGACGCGGCATACTTGATTTCCGCCTTCTCGCCCGGCTTCCACGTGCCGGAATCGACCTCGGTCAGCATGCCGCGCATGTGAACGGCGACGGCTTTGCTGCCGCCCTTGATGTCGCGAAACGACCCGCGAAACGCGGCGTTGAACGCGGTGCCGTCCGCGATGCCGAAGAACTTCAGCACGTCGCGCTCCAGCGTCGACATCGCGAACGACGCTTCGAGCGCCTCCATGCCTTGGTCAGTCTTCACCGCCGCGTCCATGCCGCCCGCGCGGAAGTCGTCCGTCTTGATCTTCAGCTTCGGCGGCGTCACCTCGGTCGTGCGGCCGACGAAGCCGCGCCCGTCGACGTACATCGCGAGATTGAAAAGCGTTTCTGGAACCAAGGTTCACCTCCTACGATTGGGTATCGAGCACTTCCGCGAGCCACTGATTCGTGACCTCGAAGCGGAAGATCGGGTTTTCGGCGGGCGGAACGTCGGTGAACCGGATGTTCCAGTACACCTTGCCCTGTTCGAGCTGGCTCGCGCTGTTCAGGCGCGGATCCGCGTAGACCTCGAAGTTGATGATCGCGCCCTGTGCGCGCAAGTCGCGCATGAACGCTTGCAGCCCTTCCGTGACGTCCTTCACGTAGGTCGCCGTGATGCCGCGGTCGACCGCCCACTTGTGGCCCGCCTGCACCGCGTCCATCACGATGTCGAGCGTGCGCACGCGCGTGACGAACGTCCATTTCGGATCGGCCGACAGCGTGCGGTTGCCCCACAGCCGAAAACCGCCGTCGCGGATGATCGTCGTGACGAACGCGTTGTTCAACAGGTTCGCACGGCACGTCTCGTCGCCGTCGAGGAACTCGATCGGCCGGCTCGTGCCCGTGATGCCGACGATTTCCTTGTTCGACGGCGACGCCCAGAAGCCGATCGCCGCATCCGTCTGGCAGAACATGCCGGCCGCATACGCGGACGCCGGCGCGTCGGTGTCGACGTTCGCGCCCGTGTCCCAGTAACGCACGCCCGGATCGACCAGATACAGCCGCTTGCTGCCGAAGTTTTTTGCGTAAGTGATCGCGGCCTCGTCGTCCGCGTTCGGCCCGTCGAGGATCGCGATCGCGCGCAGCTTGTTCGCGAGCGCGTCGGCGGCCGTCGCGACGGCCTGCTTCGACGTGTGGCCCGGCGCGATCAGCAGGCGTGGTTGCAGGTTGAACAGCGATTTGCCGTCGAGCAGCGCTTGCAGGCCGGTTCGCTTGCCGGCCGCCGAGACGCCGCCGATCACGTCCGACGCGAGCTGCGCGGCGTCGCCCTTCTTCTCGACGCCGACCGCGACGATCGCCGCCTTGCTCTGCGCGAAGATCGCGCGTGCGGCTCGCGCGACGGCGCTGTGCTCGCCGAACGCCTGCGCCGCGTCGTGCTCGTTCGTGAGCCGCACCGGCACGTCCGGTTGCGCGAGATCCGCGCCCGGCGCGTACGTGTCGACAAGGCCGACCACCGACGACGACGGCACCGCGATCGTGCGCGGGCCGACGTCGACGATCGTCGTCGTGACGCCGTGATAAAACGAGGTAGCACCCATTCAGGTCTCCAAAAATGAAAAAAGCCGCTCGGCTGAGCGGCTTCGATGACGGGCGAGTGGCGGTTACCGCGACGTGTCGGACGGCTCGGATTCCTCAGCGGCCTGACTGGCTGCCGCCTCCTCTTCCGTCCGCTGTTTCTCCTCGACGGCGATCCGGATCGCCGCTTCGTCCGGCTCGTCCGGCCACGCGTGCGACGCCGGGAACTCGGCCGACTCGACAATGCGCACGAGCGCCATCTGATACGCGGCCCACGCCTCGAAGAGCGCCCGCTCGAACGGATCGAGCTGCCCCGCCGCGAGTGCGTCGGCCTTGCCGCGATTCTTCGTGCGCGCCTTCTCCATGCGCGACGTGAAGTCGTTCATCGCCGCCTCGCGCTGCTTGCGCGCGACGATCTGCTCGTCGACGCGCCACGCGCCATCGCGCCAGACGTGCTCGTCGGACGGACGCGGTGTCTCGGTCAGGCCAACGTCTTCCGGCTTCACGCCTGAGCGCGTGATCTCGGCCGGCGACCCACTGTCGGTGCGGTACAGACGCACGCCGCGATAGTCGGGCAGCAGCACCCATTTGCCGTCTTTCCAGAACGGCCACGTGAGCGGCGGACGCTCGGGCAGCGGCTCGGCCGTGCAGAACGCCGGCACGAGCCAGCGCTTCGAATTGAGCGGATCGATGTCCGCCAGAAAGCTGACGACGTATTGGCCCGTCGCGTTGTCGTATTGATTGCAGAGCATGTTTTCTCCCTTGTCAGTAGGCGCGCAGCATCGCCATCACGGCGATGTTGCGCGGTCTGGATTCACTGCCGCCGTCAGCCGTGACGCTGACCGTGTGTCGATGACGGCCGCCGCCGCCGATGCCGACGTTATGGCCGTGACCGCCGTCCGTCGCGATCGTGTGGCTGTGCCCGCCGGCAACGCTCGTGCGGGACTCGCCCGCACTCTGCTGAACGGAATTCACGCCCGGATAGCCCTGCCCGCTACCGGGCGCGCCCGGCGCAGTGTGGGCGTGATCCCCGCTCCACTGCGTCGCCCCGCCGTGACTGTGGTTGCCCTGCGCGTCGGTCCACGCCGTGTGAACGTGATCCGGTGCCTCATCCGTCGAGGCCGCGTGCGCGTGCGAGCGATTCTGGCTGTCCTGTGACGTCCCGATTCTGCGATCGACATCGAACCCGCGCCCGTCGTCCCAACAGCGCATGAACTCGCCGCGCAGTTCGGGAATCCGGAACGTCGCCGCGCCGTCACCGTCCGAATAGCAGCCCCAATTGCCGGTCGACCAGTCCTTCTCGGCGACGAGTGCGCCGCTTGCCTGCGCGTACGCCCACAGCGCCGGATAGTCCGCGCGCTTGAGCACCGCGCCGTTGCACTTCAGATAGCCGGCCCGCGCGCTCGTGCGCATCTCGAAGACGATTTGTCCGACGGACGCCGTTGAAATCGCATCGGCAACCCATTGCGTCGTCGCGAGACGCGTCGAACGATCCCCCGACGACGGCGTCGGCCCCGTCACGGGTTGATCGAACACAGCAAGCGTCGGCGTGAAGCGCAACACCGAATTCGTATTGCAAGTGACGCCGAATACGCCGTCCGCGAGGTGATAAAGACCAGTATCTGGCGCTCCGTCGTTGCCGAAAGCGAGCGATGGTGCGGTGACGCTGCCCTCGGCCAATACGATGCGCGTGCCCGGCTCGCACGTCAGGTTGCCCTTGAGCGTGCCGCCCGTGTTCAAGTCGAGCGGCGTGAGGTTGCCTTCGTGCCACGCGATCCGGCCATCGATGCGGAACGTGTGGTCAGCAAACATGTATTGATACGACGATCCCGTCGACGACCACCAACCGGTGCTGAACTGGTTCGCATAGAGGTACCCGTCGGCCGGACCGAGCTTGATATGCCCTTCGTTTGCGTTCCGTCCGACTTCGAGATCGTGGGCGATGTTCACGGTGCCGCCGAAGACCGTGCCCGATCCGTTTCCGTCGATGATGACCTGCCCCGTCGACAGTGACCACGAGAACGGCCGATAGTCGTTGAAGCCGCCGTCCGGGACGCCCTTCGGCGTCGACAGGAGATACACGCTCCATCCGTCGTTGCGGATGAACGCGCCGTAGCCGTCGCAGACTGCGCGGAACTGCCCGCCGTCGCCGTGATCGAGCCCGGCACGCACGCCGTTGTCGAACGACGCCGCGACCGACGTGCGCATCTTCCGCTGACCGGTCGCGTCGAGCGACCATTCGGCGGCCGGCACCCCCTTCAAAGTCACTTGGAGCACGCCCGCCTTCGGCGAGAAGAGCCCCGTGTCCGGGTCGCCGTCAAAGCCGAATCCGGCATTGCTGCCGACTCCCGATCCGACCTTGCCGAGCAACGCGCCTGTCATCGCGTCGCCGACCTTCGATACCTTGTCGCTGTCCTGCTGCTCGATCGCTCCCTTCAGATAGAGCGTTCGATTGGCAAGCTGTTTCGCTTGCACATTGTCGATCCCGTCCGGGCCGCCCATCACCGGGTCCGATGTCTCCAGCTGATAGACGCCCTCTTCCCATTGAGCACGTTCCTTCAGGTTTGCCATGCTGCCACCACTCCCCGTGAATATTGGCCGTTGCGGACGGCCGTACCGTTGTGGCGGATCGCGACCGCCGAGTAATCCAGCTTGACCAGTTGACTGCGCGCGGGCGCGTAGCGCTCGATCGCGCGCACCAACGCCTGCCCTTGATCGCGCGTGATCGGCCGCTTCAGCTTCACGATGTACTCGGCCCACGCGCTCGCGCGGCCGTGAACGTAGTTGCCGTCCCGCAGCGCCGTGCCGTCGCGACGCTTCGCGACCCGCCCTTCCTGTATCTCGATGTCGCCGAAGCCGAGCCGTCGAACGATTTCGCGGACGGCCCACGGCGTGCCCTTCTTTCGGTGCAGCGCCAACGATCCCTTGATCAGCGCACGCCGCGCATCGTCCGACTCGGCCAGCTCCCACCCGTCGACGGCGACGGACCATGCGAGCCACGGCAGGAACGCGGCCGGACATCGATCGACGTCCATCAGCGTGCGCAGAATCTCCGGATCGACGCTCGGCCGCAGCACGCGAGCGAGCGCGGCTTCGAGCGGCGTCTGATTCGACGGCAATAGACGCTCACTCATCGAGCACCTTCAGATTCAGGACGACGGACGTGCAATCGGCGAACTCTTGCCCGTTGCACGTGACGTCGCCCAACGGGGCTTTCAGGTCGACGCGCGCGACGCTGCTGCCGCGCGGATGAAGCGCGCCCGCGATCGCCGATCGCGCCATGCCGAGCTTGAGCCGGCGTGCCGCGTCGATCGCGGCGTCGAGATCGCGCCGGCGCTCGGCCAGCACGACGGCTGGGTCCGGGCCGCGTCCCACGTAGACGTCCGCCTCGATCACGAATGCAACCGGCCGGGCCGGCACGACGAGCACCGTGTCGGTCAACGGCCGCACGTCTTCGGCGGACAATGCGGCGCGCGCCCTCCCGAGCAACGCGTCGTCCGCGACACCCCCGTTCGACTGCGACATGATCGTCACGCGAACCGTGCCCGGCTCCGGACGATCGACTTGCACGTCGAGCACCTCCGGCGACACGTCAAGCGCGTGCTTACGATAGGCGTCGATCGGCCCCGCGTCGGTCGACGTCTCGATCGCCAGTTGCGTGCGCAGTCGGAACCGCTCGTCGCGTTCGTAGACCGGCGCGCGCGGCGGCGTCGCATCCGGATCGCCGGGATCGACGAGCGCCTTCTCGACGCCCATCAGAACCGCGACGTGTTCGAGATCCGCGCCGGTCGCGTACGCGAGCATGGTCGCCCGCGCAGCATCGTTGAAGCGTGCGCGCGATCGGATCTCGTCGTATGCCGCCAGCTCGATCAGCTTGACGACCGGATCGGATTCCAGCGCCGCGCTCCAGTCCGGATAGATACGCTTGAAGTACGCGAGCTTCATCTGATACGCCGTTTCGAAATCGAGCGTCTCGACCAGATCGGGCGGATCGAGCAGCGACAGATCGATCATCGTCATACCGTCACCTCGAAGATTTCCGCCTTGCCGTCGACGTGGCCGCGAACCTCGAACGTCACGCGCCCATCGACGACCGCGAGCGCGGCGACACGTTCAAGCTTGATTCGCGGCTCCCATCGCCCGATCGCGCGCGCGGCTTCGGCCTGCGCCGACGAGATCCACCCGCGCGTGATCGGTAAATCGACCATCGCAGGGATATCCGAGCCGTACTCCGGCCGCTCGCGACGCGTGCCCCGGCGCGTGCCGAGGATGTCGCCGATGCTTTGCTTCAGGTGCGCGAGGCCCCGCAGCGGTGCGCCGGTCCACCGGTCCATGCCGACCAGTTCGCCCGCGACGGTCATACGCGCCCCTCAAGCCGGTTGAAGTCCGGATGCGCGTCGAGATACTCGATATGCGACGCTTCGTGCGCGAGCGCTTCGCCCTTGATGACAGGCAGCATCGAACCATCCGGGAACACAACGACGCGCGTACGAAAGCGCGTATCGAGAAATGTCACGCGCGGCTGGACGAGCGGCGCACTCGCGCGTGGCGATTCTATTGCCATCTGCTGACTCCGAAAAAACGAAGCCCCGCACATGCGGGGCAAAGTCACTTTGTCTAGAATACGACTGATTTCCGTTCCTAATCGGCCACAAAGACCATGCAGAACAACATCGAAAAATTCGACGAACTCGTCGCCAATGTCTTCGCGAATCTGTACGAAAATTTTCCTGTTCGGATCTCGCTTTTCGAGAACACATTTGGATACGATCTCTCACACAGATTTAGTCCGGCCGGCGATGTCATCTACAACTCCCCTGACGACGAAAAGTTCTTTTCAGACACGCTCAATTGGCTTCGCATGGCGGGTTACATCGACTTTCACATTTCTGCACACGGCCCCTGGGGAAAAGCTGTCCTCACGGCAAAAGGACTCGAAGTGCTAAAAGCTACTCCCTCGTCAATAAGCCCGGCGCAACCATTGGGTGCATATCTAGCTGAAGGGATTCGCACCGGCGCAAAAAACGCCGTAACAAAGGGAGTTACGTTCGCGCTTTCTCACGGTGCGTCACTTGCGTGGAACGTAATAACTACAGGGGCTGGCTCGTAGGCGCTCCGTCCCCCTGCTCCATGTGCCTGTGCTGACTTACGGATGTGCCTGACGCAACGATGTCGTCCGAAAAGGCGGCACCGCCACTGACAACGACCGCGAGGCCGACAGAGGATCCGGCTTTACCCTGCATCCCCCCGTTGAACGTCAGCAGCCTCTCGGTCGTCGTGTTGCCCGTGAACGTCGAATCGGGAACGTCGCTGAGCAGTTTCTCGGTGCGCAAGGTCACGCCGTCCGCCCGTAGCTCCAGCTCGGTGTCACCGATGCGGAACACGATGCGCCCGCCCGCCGGCACGTCGACCCGGTACTCGTGCGATGCATGGTCGTAGACCTGCGACGCACCGTCCGGGAAATCGAACGCCGTTTCGTTCGGACTGCTCCGCACCGCCCCGCCGTGCTGCTCCGCGTAGTAGCCGGGCACCGCATACGCACTCGACAACTCGCCGGACGACGAGAAGACCGACGCCTGCTCGCCCACCGAAGGCGGGCGCCAGAAGCGCACCGCGCCGGCCGCGACCGTGAACCACGGCAACCAGTCGCTGACCCAATCGCCGACGCGCACGCGGCATCGCGGCGGGTCGTACGACACCGCGTCGACCGTGCCTTGCTGCACGAGGCAGGCGAGCCGCCGATCAATCTCGCCGATTTCATACTCGAGCATCGTCACTCCGGATAGTCGGCCGGCGCGTCCTGCGCCGGATCCCAATAGCTGCTTTCGTTGCCCGGCCCCGTCGACGGATCCACGCCCCATACGAGCGTGCTGCCGTCCGGAATCTCGTCCAGCTCACCGCCGATACCGAATTCGTGCGTCCATTCGACGAGCCACACGAGGTACGTATCAAGCTGCGGGCGGAACGGGTCCTCGCCGACTTGCACCACCCTGCCGGGCGCGATCGGCAAGCCCCACGTCTGCATGTGAACCCCGAGCGCGAGGCGCGCGGCGATTTCGCGCACATGCAGCTCGTGCCCCTCGCCGTACGGATCGACGATGATCCGCGCCTGCATGCGGCCGATCAGCGAGACACTGCCGGTCCCGTCGTCGTGACCGGGCTCCATTTCGGACATCTCGACGGCGATCATCGGCGTCTGGATCTGCGCACCGATCTCCGGATACGCTTCGATCCGTTCGATCGTCGGCAGTGCTTCGCGCAGGCCCTTCACGACCGCGTCGTGCAGCAATTTGAGGTTATCGAGCACGGCTTACCGCCTTTTGTAGTTCGTAGTTCACTTCTTGCCGCAGGATCGTCAAGAGCCGTTCCTCGCACGCCTTCGCCGCGCGGCGAAACGCCGGGTCGCCCGTCTCGTGCCAATTGACCGTCACGACGCGGTACGGCAGCCGTGCCTTGCCCACGCGCTCGAAGATCGGCCCGTCCGGTTGCCGTTTCGACTGCCGCCATGCGCCCTCGAACGACGTGCGGCCGGCGCGCATGCCTTTGCGCGTCTTTGCCACCGAGCCGAGGCGGTGCGCCTCGATCGGGTTCAGGCCGAGCCACACCTTGCCGGTATCGGCCGAACGCAGGAAGAAATACAGCCGGCGACGGATCGTCTTCTGCGGAATGCGCGTCGCCGCGCTGACCTCCTTCGCCGTCTGGCTCTTGATCCACGCGGCCGTCTTGCGCAGCGTGCGCCGCCACGCGGCCTGCATCGCGGACGGCGAGATGCCCTGCAAGACGGCCGTGACCGCGCCGACATCGATTTCGACTTTCAGTGGGTTCATGTCATTGCAGCGTCAGGATCGTCCAGCCCGTGCCGTCCGGTTGCGCCTCGACGACGCGATAGCGCCCGCTGTGCGTGACGACGACGCTGCCGGACCGGATGCCAGCAGCGTCTTCGTCGATCACGTGCAGCATCGGCGCGACCAGATTCGTGCGTTTCGACCCGAGATCGGGGCCAACCCAAGGCGCGTTGAACATGCCGCGCACGGGACGGCCGTCGACGACCACGTCGTCGTCGGCCAGATCCCGCAGCACGGCCGCGTCGACGTCCGCAATCAGATCGCGGAACGCCATGTCACGCCTTCAGGCGGATGCACGCGCGCGGGCGCGTGCAGAGGTGGATCGGGTTCGACTGCGCCTCGATCTCGACGCCCTTGTTGAACGGCATGACTTCCTGCCGCGCGTAGTACGGCAGGCCGATCGTGTTGACCGCGTCGACATAGTCGCCCGGCGCGAAGCGCGAGATGAACAGATCCGCCACGCCTTCCGGCACCGCATACGCTTCGTCGTCGCCGACGAACGGGATGCCGCCGACCTTGCCCCGATAGCGCTCGAACACGATGCCGTCCAGCTCGATCGCGCCACGCGGATCGCCGCGCAGCGCCGCAGCCGCCGCCGTGTTGAGGAACGTCTCTTTGACGGTCGGCAGCGTCAGCAGCTTGCGCCAGAAGTTGCGCCCGCAGAACGCGCGCACGCTCGAGAACGGCACGTTGCCGAGCGCATCCTCGATCGCTTCGAGCGTGTCTTCGTTCTTGATCCGGATCTCGGTCTTCGCGTTCGACAGCTCGTATTCGACGACCTGCTGCTCGATGCCGAAGCGGTCGAGCAGGTTCGCGACGACGTGCTTGCCGTCCGCGTCGAGGATCACGCCGCGCACCGCGCCGAGGCGGTGGTACTCGTGCGTCGCGTCGATCTGGCGTCGCATCTTCGCGAGCCGCTTGTCGACGTAGCGCTGCACCGTCTCCAGCTCCGAATCGTCGCCGAACGCGCGCAGGTTCTGGATCTCGTCCGCCTTGATGACCGCGCGTTGCGGCAGGTGGACGGTGTTGAACGGAATCAGGCTCGGCTTGCTGCCCAGCACGTTCGGCGCGGGCTGACCGCGCACGCCGGACTGCACGAGCGCGAGCGTGTCGCCGTCACGCTCGATCTGCACCGTCGTCGTCGTGATGCCTTCCTCGTCGAACAGACCCGCCTCGCCGAGCCGGCCCGGCATGTGCGGCTGCTCGTTGATGGCGGCGGTCATGGACGACAGCGAGAACGCGTCGTCGTTGAAGATTGCGATGTCTGCCATATGCACTCCAGAAATGAAAAAGCCGCGCATCGGCGCGGCTTTGGGATCAGGGATTCGCTGGTATCAGCGGATGACGATGTGATGCGCGGCCAGGTCGTCGCGGGCGGGCGCGTCGAGGCCCGCGAGCAGGCGTGCATCCACCTCGGCGAGCCGTTTGATCGCGACGGCCAGGCGCGGCTTGTCGGACGCCGGCAACGGCGCGTAGAGGATGCCGACGGCGACTTCCGCGCCGGTAGTCGCGCCGTTGTCGTACGGCGCGTATTCGCCGGTCCCGATCGTGCCGAGCACGCAACCGGACGGCAGCGCGGGACCGGCCGCGACCGTGATCGCGTCGCGCGAGATCTGGCCGGGACCCTCCGAGATCAGGAATTCAGCGGGCAACGTGCCCAAGGTCTTGATGCTGGACATTCAGCGCTCCTTTCAGCGATGAAAAGTTACTTGGCCACGCGGCGGGCCGCGTAGATGTCGGACGTCCGAACGGCACGGCTACGCGCCTGCGGTTGCGTCTGCTGCGCCGGATCGGGCCGGCTGTTGATGCGAGTGCTCGATGCCGTGAGACGCTCGAACAGCCGCGCGCGTACCTGATCGGGCGACAGGCCGTCCGCGACATACTGCGCGGTCAGATCCGTCTGGTTCGCAGCGAGGCAGATCCCCGCGATGTCGGTTGCGTTGCGGATTGCGCGGTCGACCGTCTCGCGATCGCGCAGACCGGTCGCCGCGATCACACCTTCGGCGCACGCGACGAGATTCGCGTCACGCAGTGCGTTGAACACGTGCGCGGCGAGTGCCGCGACATCAGGCGTCTGAGGTTTCGGGTTCGACTCGGGATTCGGCGTCGGATCGGTCGGCGGGCTCGCAGGCGGAACGATCGGTTCCGCGTCCGGCTCGTCGGCGGCATCGAGCAGCGCGCGAATCTGCTCCGGCACGGCCGAGAAGCGCGCGAGAAGCGGCGCAGCGCCCGCGGACGCCGCGAGCTTGACCGGCGCCTCGATCACGTCGCAGAAACCCTTCTCCTTCGCCTGCGCGGCCGTCAGCCACGTCTCCGCGTCCATCATCGCCCGCACGTCATCTTCGGACAGACCGCTGCGCTGTGCGTACGCCGCCAGAATGCCGGCGCTCGCGTTGTCGAGCAATTCGGCGACACGGCGCAGATCCTTCGATTCGCCGGCCGCGACCGTGTGCGGATGGTGGATCATCAACAGCGCGTTCTCAGGCATCTCGATCTCGTCGCACGCCATCAGCACCAGCGACGCGGCGGACGCCGCGATGCCGTCGACGCGCCCTTTCACCTTGCCGGCGTGGCGGCGCAACGCGTTGTAGATCGCGAACGCGTCGAATACGTCGCCGCCCATCGAGTTGATCGCGACCGTGATCGACGATGCGTCGGTCGCGACGGCGTCGAGCTGCGACACGAAGTTCTGCGCGTCGGTGCCCCAAAACCCGATGTCGCTATAGATCCGGATCTCGGCGACCTTGCCGCCGCCCGCCTGCGCCTGCGCGCGGATATCCCACCACTTGCGGTTTCGTTTCATTCCCGTCCTCTTTCAAAACACTGCCGTTGCTGTCGTCCATCGCGAGCTGCGTGTCGTATCGCAAGCCGAGCCGCTGCTCGCGCGCGAGATCCGCCGCGTTCTCCGCGTCGACCTGCTCCGGATCGTCGCCGCGCGCAAGCACCGCGCCCGTGCGGCTCGCGAGGCCCGCGCGGATCTCCATGCGCTTCGCGGTGACGTCTTGCACCGGATGGATGTAGGGCCAGCCCTGCGGCACCCATCGCACGCGCAGATAGTCGCGACGTCGGCGGAAGTAGTTCGGCATCGGCATCGCGCCCGACAGCGCGCACGCGTCGACCCACCAGCGCCACACCTTGCGGCAGAACTGGTGGATGAACACGTTCCATTGGATCTGTTCGACGCTGCGCCGGAACTCGTTGAGGATCACGCGCAGCACGCGGTCGCTGACGTCCCGCAGATCGCCCGTGAGCACCTCGTAAGGCATGCCCACCGACGCGGCCGACGCCATGAGCTGCTGGCGCATGAACGGCACGTAGTCGTTGCCCGCGCCCGGCGGCTCCGAGAACTTCACTTCCTCGCCGGGCGCAAGCTCCTGCATCCCACCCGGTTCAAGCGACACGACCGGCGAAAAACCGTCGTCGTCGTATCGCATCGATGCGCCCGACACCGGATCGCCCATCGGCCCCAGCTCGGCATGCGGCTTCGTGATGAAGCCCGCAAACAGATTGCTGACCTCTTGGCGGAACAACACTGCATCGTCGAAGTTGTCGAGCGAATGCAGCCGCAGCAGCACCGTCGACAGCTCGGGCACGCCGCGCACCTGCCCCGGCCGCAGTGCGAGGAACACGTGCGCGATCTCGTCGGCCGGCACGCGCACCGTCCGCGTGCTGTCGCCGGCCTGCCGTCCATACTCGCCGGGATGCCGCGTCAGCAGGTGATAGGCAATGCGCCGGCCGTCGTCGTCGAACTCGACGCCGTTGACGATCTCGCCGTGCGACAGGCGCTCGTTCTTGCTCACAGGCAGATGATCGGCTTCGAGCAACTGCACCTGCAACGGCACGGCCAATCCGTCATGCCAACTGCGCAATCGCCGCCGCACGAGCACCTCGCCGTCGCTGAAAAACGCACGAGCGGCGAGCGTCTGCAATCCCGCCATGTCGAACAGCCCGTCCTCGTCGATCTCCTCGGCGCTGTCTTCCCAAAGCAGCTTTTGCGCGTTTCGCATCGCCTCGTCGGGATGTCGCGGATGCGCCTGTATGCCGGAGCCGATCGTGTTCGACACGAGCCGCGTGATCGCGGCTTTTGCCCATGGGTCGTTTCGGATCGCGTCGCGCGCCCGATGCCGCATCAGCGGCAGGTTTTGCGCCGCCGCCGCGTTCGGCCCCGCGCTCGACGCCTTCCACGACCGTGCGCGAGCGCCGCCCGTGCTCGCGGATTCGTACGCCGCCGCCTTCAGTCGCGTCGGCACGACGAATCCGCGTCGCGCGAGCATCGGATACGCGCGGCTCATCGAACCCCCTTGCCGGCGTGCCGCAGCCGAACGATGCGCGAGCGCCCGCTCGCGCCGTCGAGCGCGCGAATGATCTCGGTTTGCGCCTCGCGAAGCTCCAGGATCGAGCGGTACTTCACGCGGCGATCCGCATACTGCACTTCGAGCTCGCCTTTCGCGATCGCGGACTGGATGCGATCCAGATCCTTCCTTGTGTAAGCCATCGGCTTTCTCCTAGCGACGCGTCAGGTAGGCCGAACGGCCGACGCGACGCCCCTGAATGCGCGAAACCCCGCTCGGTGGCGGGGTTTCGATGGGTTGTGCGTTTTGGTGCTGCGGTGGCGGTTCCGTGTCCGCATCGCGATCCTCCGGCGGATCCGGCAGCGCGTCGATCGGCAACGCCGACGGCAACGCGTCAAGCACCGGAACCGCCTCGAACAGCGACACCTGCGACAGGCGCTGCTGCTCGACCTGCCAATGCATTTCCGTCATCAGATGCGTCTTGACGCTGCGCGCCGCGTGCAGCGCGTACACCTCGCAGTCGAGCGCTTCGTTACGCGCGCCGGCCTTCTTCTGCCAGACGCGTTTGGTGCCGATGCGAGCGGGCACCTTCACCTCGGCTGTCAACTGCGACAGGTAGTCGGATCGAACGTCGCGATGCCAGTGCATGCGTCCGGGGCCGTCGCCGTCCAGCTTGAGCCGGTTGTCGAGAATCAGATCCTTGGCCTTGCTGACGCCGACCATGAACGGCCGCAGCCCGTACTTCGCCGCCTTGCTGTTGTTCCGCGTCGAGTCGACAGACGCGCGCGGCGTGCTGAAGATCTCGGCATTGGCATCCGTGCTGCCCTTGATCGCCATCACGTTCAGGCCCTGCCGCTGCGCCGCGCGCACGTACTTGTAGACCGCATCGGACGTCGAGCCGTCCGACGAGTCGATCGACGTCGCCCGGATCCGCAGCAGGCCGCCCGACTCATGCCGGTACGCGTGCGTGATCAGCGTCGTGAGCGCGCCCCATACGCCGCCCGTCAACGGGTCTTCGCGTTGGTCCATCACGTTGCCGAAGATCTCGTCCCACACGACAAGCCAGCTTTCCTCGCCCCGCCCCCACGCGCGCAGCACGATCGCGAGGCGATCATGCTGAACGTCGACGCCGAGCGTCAGCAGCAGACCGCCCGCCGGCACCACGAATGCCGGGTACGGCATCGCGCGCTCGGCGAGCGCGTCGATCTCGGGCAGGTCGGTTTTGTACTTGTACGGCCGCCCCTTCGAGTTGTTCACGAACGAGCGCATCTTCGTGTCGTCGCCCGCACGCAAAGCCTTCTCCGCCGTCAGCCACTTCTTCACCAGTTCCCCCATGCGCGAGCCGGGGAACGGCGACACCAGTTCGTTGAGCCGAAAGCCGGCGACGCCATAAAACGGGGCCGTCGCGACCCACCGGCCCCGGCGCACCGCGCGAATCCGCATCGAGTCGTCCCACAGCGATCCGCAGTGCGGGCACGTGTACCGCGCCGACTCGGGGCGGGCGCGACCGTACACCTCGTGCGCGATCTCCGCGTCGTCGGTCCACGTGACGTTTTCCCACACCAGCTCATGCTCTTCGCCGCAGTCCGGGCACGGCACCAGATAGACGCGCTGATCCGATGCCTCGTATGCCTGCTGAATGCGCGAGAAGCCGTCGACCGTTGGCGTGCCGCCGAAAATCACCTTGCGGCGGCTGTCCGAGTAGCTCTTGTTGCGCTCTTCGAGCAGCGTGATCGAATCGCCCTGCTCGCGCACGTTCTGATTCGCGTCGTCCGGTTCCTCGACCGCAACGACGGGCGCGGGCGTCGACTTGACGTCGTCCGGCGCATTCGACGTGATGAACTTGAGGAAGCCGCGCGGAAACGTCTTGTGATCCCACAGGTTGTTCTTGTCGCGGCTCGCATGCACGGGCAGCTTCGCCGACAGACGCGGCGTCACCTCGACCATCGGCTCGAACTTCTCCATGTTGAACTTCTTCGCCGACTTCTCTTTCGCGAACATCACGATCATCGGGCACGGATCGACGTCGATCCGCCGGCCGATGTAGTTCAACAGCACCCCATCCGTCCACGCGACCTGCGCCGACTTCATGCACACGACCTTCTGCACGCGCGGATCGTCGAGCGCCGCGTGCATCCCGAACACCCACGGCGTGATGTTCGGGTTATATCGGCCAGGACTCGCCGTCGCCTTCGCGCTCATCCGGCGATGCTTGCGCGCCCAGTCCGTCGTCCCGATCTTCTCCGGCGGACGCAGTAGCTGCACGATTCGCCGAATCACCGCTCGAACCGTCTGGGTCGTATCCAGAAAGCTGTTCAAGACACCCATACATATGCTCGTTCAACCATTCAAGGTCAATTTCAACGTCATACAGCGTGCGAAATTCCTGCACCAGCTTGTCGGATAGCGCGAGCAATTCCGTCTGAAAGGCACCGACCATCTGGCCATATGCCTGCTCAAGCTGCGCGGCGTTGACCAACTGCCCTTTCTTTTCGGCGAGTGTCAGCAGCTTGATTTCGCGATCCACGCGTTCAGTCATCGCGCGCTCGGCCACAAGATCGATGCCGGTCTCGCTCGCGCGGCCGGCGGCCATCTCTCGCAAGTGCCGAAGGTAAGCCACGCGGATCTCATCCATCGACGCCGTTCGATAGTCGATGTTGAGTCGGTCGACCAGACGCGAAACCGTCGACCGCTCAAGGTCAAGGTGTTCGGCGATCTGCTGCTGAGTCAGCATGTGAATGTGCCCCCCTATAGAGATTCAACAGTAGAGAAAAAGCGCGGGTGCGCACCCCCGCATGCACCCGCGCCATAGGGTCCCCTGCCGATTTTCTAGGCAGCGGCGGCCCCGATCGCGAGCACCGCGACCGCGCGATCGCCCGCGTGGTCCATCGCCCACACGATGCGGTCCATCGCATCGTCGAATACGAAGCCGCGCGCGGTAACGCGCCCCGTGCTTCGATCCTCATCCCACGCGGACCAGACTTCGCCCGGCCCGCCATTGGCTGACTCGCTTCGCATTTCCGCGCCCCAATGCAAAAAGCCCCGAGGCTTACGCACTCGAGGCTTCGTTTCTACTTTCCGCCGGCAACTCAAGGGCGTCGGTCCCACGCATGTCACAATATCCGGTCGGGGCCAACCATACCAACAACCGGAGCAATAATGGAAAAACCGGATCTTGAACAACTTCAGGCCGAAGTTCAGCGACTTCGCGCCGAGGTACAACTACTCATCAAAGGCACGCAGCTTCGCGATGCAAATCTCGCAGCAACCACGACTATCTTGCAAGCGCTCGCAAACTTGACCATGTTGTCGCCGAACTCATGGGAACCGCTGGCAGCAGTACTTCGCGAGACGTATAAGATTCGACGTGATCAACCCGGCGTCACGGCCCTTTATCGAGAACACTATGACGCCGCGTTCAAAGCAACGCTTCCTGATCACCTAAAGCCGCTTGTGCTGAAAAACTAACTCTTTCCCGCAAGCGAATCTCGCTTAAGGCGTCTGCGATCAGCCCCGCGCAGACGCTTGAGGAGTCCGGATCGCCTCCGCTCCACCGTAAGAGCTCGTGCTCTGCAATACTTAAAGCATGTAGCAGCGAATCCGTCACACGAACCAGAAGCTCGGCCACATCAGCATTGGCACAATTCATCTTGATGCTGCCCGTGTTTCCATCCAGCATCCAGACCGACGATTGCCGACCATCAAATAGTTCTACGCGCACGATACCCCCAATGCAAAAAGCCCCGAGGGCTTTCGCACTCAGGGCTTCGAAATTCATTTCGTAGGGACGAATGCCCCCACACGACCTAACGGGCTCCTCGTATCGTTGTTTTGTCCCGAGAGGTTTGCACGACTAACGCGCGGTGCCAGCGAATATCCAGTGACGCGGTAAAGGATGTGCGAAGTTTACGCGATCCGCTCTTGGAATGGAAGACGTTTCATTCTCGCAATTGGCAGCGCAGTGTGTCATTCACTGAACCATTGATCGCATCGAGCAGCGCAAGCATGTCGTGAAAGCGCCACGACCAATTTCGCCGATACTCCTTGAGCGTCACCCCAAGGGCCTGCGCGCGAGCCGCATCTTCGACCGGACGCTTACCGGTCCCGCCACAATCGGGGCAAATATGCCGTCCGTGAGTCGTTGTAGGCGCAGCGATCTGCACGCGCCCCAAACCACTGCAAACGTCACATCCTTCGTACTCTCTAAATACCAGCGGTCCATTGCGACCGTGAAAGAACGGAATCCGTTCCTCCTCGACACATACTTTCCCTCGTCCTGCACAGACGAGGCACCGTATCGTCGCCTTCGGTTGTTCGATTGAGCGCCGAACAACGCCACGGCCCTCGCACGTCCCACATTGATCGCTGACCCACTCGTCGAGCAAACGCAGCGCGAATCGTTCGATCACATCCACTTGCGCACGCTCGACCGCATGACCGGCACGTTGCTCGCGACGCTCCTCGCGCTTCAACCCGGTGAATTTCCCGCGCTTGAAGCGCCCCGAGGTTCGCATCATCTGCGCCAACTGCAGCATCGCGCGTCGAATCATTTCCGGTTTCGCCTGCTGCGCGACCTTGATCCGAACCAACATCCGACCGAGATCGTTCGCAAAGGCGAGCGCGCCCAAAGTAACTTTCGGATCGGCAATCGGGTCGGTGAACTGACCACGCACGCTCATCGCGATTCCCGCCCGCTCCATCAGATCCATCATCGCTTTCTCCTTAACGTCCTAACGTCCCAATGTCCCAAGGGAAAAGGCTTGCAGGGGCGCGCGCGCCTGCGACATGCGCCGCTCACGTCGCGCATGTCGCGCGCCCGCACCCGCACACGAAGCCGTGCTTTGGGACGCTGGGACACGGGACGTCCACGGCGCGCCAAAGCGGGCAACGCGGCGCGCCGCGAACAGCATCGCGGCGCGCCGAACGCGATCAAAGCGGGCTGTCGTCATCGCCTGCCGCAACTGCTTCAAGTGCCGCTTCCGGCTCCTGCTCCTCACGCACGTAGTACCAGCCGCGCGAACCCGTCGACTCACGCTTGCGCACCCACCCGAGGGATTTCAGCGCCTTGCCGATACGGCGCTGTTCCGCAAGCGTCCATTTCGACGTGTCGAGCTTCAGGATGTCCGCGAGGATCGTCTCCATCGTCGTGTGCGACACGTATTCCAGCGCCTTCGCGATCTTGTCCTCGTACACGTCGCCTTCGTACCGCTCGGCCTGCTCGATCTCGAACAGCGGGCGCTCCTGCTCCGTCACGTGCCACACGACGCCCGAGCGGTACAGGTGGACAGCTTCGGCCCACAACTGATCGCGCACGCGCGCGATGCCGTCGATATCGACCAAGCCGCCCACGCGCAACGGCCAGTAACGCCGGTTGCCCGACTCATCCTTGAGGTACGTATCGAAGTTGACGGAACCTGCGAACACGCACTGACGCGGCACGTCCGTCGCGCGCTTGCCGTAGAAGTTCCGGAACCGGTCGACGGCCGTCGCGAAGAAGCTCTTGACCGCCGACGAGTCCGCTTTGTTCAACGAGTCCAGCTCGGCCAGCTCGATCACCCACTTGCCCGCCATCACCGCATAGGTGTCCTTGTTGCCGATCTGGATCGGCGTGTCGGTGAACCATTGTCCGCCGGCCAGCACCTTCAGCGCCGTCGACTTGCGTGCGCCCTGCTTGCCTTCGAGGATCAGCACGTTATCGACCTTGCAGCCCGGCTGCATCACGCGCGCGACGGCCGCGATCATCCATTTCATGAAGGCCAGCTGCACATACTCGCTGTCGGCCACGCGCAGATACGTCGACGGCATCGAGCGCACGCGCGGCACGCCATCCCATTCCAGCCGCCCGAGGTATTCGCGAACATCGTGAAAGTGCGTCGCGTCCGCGACCAGCAGCACCGCGTTCATCACGATATCGGTGCGCACCGAAATGCCGTACCGCTGCGACAACCAGAGCACGCAGCGCTGATCGTCCATGTCCGTCCATTCACCCACGGCGCCCTGCGGGAACGGCGGGGCCTTGCGCTTCATCACGCGACCGCCGAAATCGTCCTGCTCGATCACGCCCCGCCACGCCTTGTGATTCGAGAGGATCAGATGGACATTGCCGAGCGTCGGCAACAGCGTGCCCTTGTCCGACCGCGCGAGATCCCGCTCCCACGTGTGCGCGCCATTCTCAGCCTCGCGTCCATCCCATTCCGCCTGTCCTGCGGCAGCGGACGCCGCGGCCGGCGTCGGTCGTTCGGCATCGACGGCGGCCGTGCGAACGTCTTCGCTTGCTGGCGCGAGGACCGACAGGATCGCCGCCTGCACCTGCCGCGTGACCGCCTCCAACCCTTCCTCGACGTGCAGATCGTTGAAGTCGGTAAGCTTGCGCTCGCCGCGATCGGCGAACGTCGGATAGACGACGCTGACGCCGTCGACCTCGGCGGCCGCTTCGTATGCCCGTTTCAGGCCGGCATTCTCGAAGCGCTTGCGCCGCTGCGGCAGGACGTCGTTACCGTACGTCACCTCGACGTAGGCCACGCCGTTGTCGTCGACGCGGCGGTGCGCGGCGACCATGTACCACGTCTTCTTCGCCTCGATCCGGATCGGCGCGACATCGAACGGCAGCTCGCCCCGGAAGTCGAATTCCTCCGCGAGCCAGTCGCGCATCCGTTGCTCGATCTTCCAGTCGTCGTCCGCGCAGATCAGCACGTGCGCGTTCGGATGTGCGTCGCGCAGATAGCGGGCAGTCGACAGGATCCCCCCCGCATCGAAGCAGACGCAAAGCGCGAACGCTTCGGCCGTCGCCATGCGCACCGAGCGGCCGGTCGCATAGCCCTCGGCGATCATCACGAGTTGATCGTCCGCCTTCACTTCGCCGAGCAGGCAGGCCGCGCCCTTCTTCTCCATGCCTTTGTTGAAGCGTTTCGCGCCTTCCGGCGTGATCTTCTGAAGCCCCACGAGCCGCGCCTCGTCGCCGTACTGATACATGGGCACGAAGATCGTGCCGTCCGAATCGAACCGCACGCCTTCGGCCGTCACCTGCTTGCGTTCCAGATAGGCCGATGCGCCTCGTTCGCTCGCGCGCGCCCATTGGTCGCACGCGCGGTTCGCGGCCATGCGTGCCGCACGCGCCGCGCGTTCCGCTTCCGCCCGCTCGGCGGCCTCTTGGCGGCGACGCGTCTCGGCGAGCGCTTCCTCGCTCAGCGGCGCACCGTTCCACTGGAATCGCTCCGTGCCCGGATCGTCGCCGGAGAAGTGACCGAACGTGCCCGTATAGCCGATCACCGCCCCCTTGCTGACGACCTCGCGCAACTGATACCAGTACTTCTTGCGCGGGCCGTAGCGATGATGCTTGCCATCCGCGACCGGATGGCCGGACGGCAGTTCCGGATGATCGGCGTTACGGAGCTGCTGAACGATTTGATCGAGCGTCGACATAAGGAATATTCACCTCTTGAAAGCAGTCCCTCGCGCGCGCGAATCCGAACACACGGCGAGGGGAAAGAAATGGGGGAAAGATGCGATGCAGCGAACGCAAAGCAACTTGGGTCGCGTCGCTACAGTGTCTTGAGCAGCGCTTGCAACTGGCGCAGCTTGTCGGCCTCGCGCCCGTTCGCCGCCTGCTGCTCCTCGATCACGAGCGCGGCGGTTTCGATCTCGACGGCGATCTCGCGTATCGATTCCACGGTCGCTGTCAGACGGTTCGCGATGCCCGACAGCAAATCGATCGGCGATGCACTACTGTCGCGCTTGCCCGGCGCTTCACTCACGAGCGCGCGAGTGTCCGGTTCCTCCTCATCGCCCGTATCGGCCGAGGCACACGACGTCGTGAGCCGGACGCGTCGAAATTCGCCACGCGTCACCTCGCGGACGAGCCCGGCATCTCTCAACCGCGCAAGGCAGTTGTCCGCCGTTCGCGAATCGATTTGCGCCTTGGTCGTGGCTTTCACCTGCGCCACGATCTGCTTGGTCGTCCACGATTCTTGAATCGGCACGAACTCGAAGACCTTCTGCGCGACGGACGGCATGCCACGCAGAATGGATTGCTGACGGCCGGGGTTCATGCCTGCCCCCGCCGCTTTGAGACCGTCGAAATACCCTTTTGCATAAACCCTCCTGTATGCGTTGTGATCCTTTTCCACCGCTGCCTCCCGTCCGTCACCGCGCGTCGGATACGTACATGCCGGCCAGTTCAGCCATGCGACGATCGTGCGCCAACTGATGCGAGTAGTTCCGCCAACGCGCCCGCCCAGCGATGTAGGTCTGTTGCCCTGCCGGCGAGATCCGGTAGCGGGATGCTCGGCGACGCAAGCCGCCGCTTGTTTCGCTCGTATTCAATTCGCACCTCCAGTAATCCGTTTGGCACGCAGGCGATGCCATTCAGCTGACATCAATTCATCGAACATCGCGAGATCCGCCGCACTGAGACGGCCCAGGATTTGATTTCGGAACGCGTGGCGCTCGCCCTTCGTCGGCAGCGCCGCGCAGGACAACGCGGCGCGTTCGATGAACAGCGCAACGCGATCGGGGAAAGTCGAGATCAGGGAGACGAACAGCCGTCCGGCCTGCTCCGGAGCGACTTCGATCCGGTACGCGAGCGCAGCAATGCCGCATGCGAGCTGATACGGGCGTTCGCAACACAACTGCACCTGCTCGCGCGCAACGCGGCAGCAACCCATGCCGGGCATGAATCGCTGCATGTCAGCGACGCCGGCGGGCAGCAAGGTTACGGGCGGCATGGATCAGCCGCTGGAACAGGCGCTGCCCCTTGCGGCCGGTCGCGATGATCTGCTCGGCTTCGCGATCGTCGATGCGCTGATCTTCGAGCGCGCGCGTCACGTCGTCGGCAACCTTCCCCACATGCGCCTGCAAGTGGAGCGTCGTCGTCACGAGATGCATCGCGCCCGGCTCGTGGCCATCAGTTGCGTGGTGGTGATCATCGACACGCTCGGCGACAAGCCCGAAACGAGCGTTGAGCGCATGCAATGCATCGAGCGCGTGCGCCTCGGCTTCGCTCTTCTCCTGCATCCATTCGATCAGCAACTCGAACATCTCCATCGAGAGGCGGCTATCGCCGACGCCGCGCAGGCGCAGACGAAGCGACTCCGGCGTGATGCCCTTGCCTCGGCGGTTCGTCAGGTGATTGGCGGCGTCGGCTACGCCGCCGGGCGTGTTACGCACGGACGTATAGAGCACGTCCAGCCATTCGGTGCTTGTGTACCGGCAAGTCATTGGTAGGCCCTTGGCGGGTTGAGGCGTTCATCCTGTTACGCGTCAATCCCGGTTGATAGGATTGGGAATCGGTGTCAGGACAGGAAGAGATTGGGGAACTGCACCTTCACTGCAGCCGGAATACCTCTCGCTAACCAGTTGCACACGCGCTGCGTACCACCTTGGCTTTTCTCGTAGCCCAGCAGCTCCGCAACCCTCGCGGGGCCACCAAGGCGGGCAATCGTCAAGCGGTCGGCGCGGATCCGGGCTGTCTTATCCATACCCGAGATTAAACACCACGTTTATATTTATTGCAAACGGTGCGTTTAACAACGCGGCGTTTACTTGGCCGACTATCTCAGCATGAGAAAAGTGCACGAAACCGTCGAGCGGCTGTATCACGCGGCCAAGGAATTGAAAGGCGTCGAAGGGCCGGCCAATGTGGCACGCCTTTTAAACGAGTCTCCCCAGCTCATCAATAACTGGGAGCGCCGGGGTATGTCCGCTGCGGGAATGATTCGAGCCGCGACCCTGATCGGGTGTCGTGCGGATTGGCTGAAGAGCGGCGATGGCAGGATGGCCGATGCCGGCTCACTGAAAGAAACATTACAAGATAGTAATATCTCGGCCGGTCGCCATGACCAACGCCACACAAGGGCACCGGCCGTGAGCGACATACAAACGCGCGCAGAACGCCTGGCTTCGGCGATCAAGGAAGCCGCCGCAAACGGGCTCGTCTCGGTTCAGTTGATCAAAGCACTGGAAGGAATGCTCGAAGCAGGCGTCACCGTACCTCCGGCGGTGTCATTCGCAAAACACTCTCGCGCCGTCACAAGAGCGGCCATAGAGTCCGGGGGAATCAGCAAGAATGAAGCGCCGAAACGGAGATCCACGAAGTAACGTAGTCAACCTCGCCGAGTTCCGCTCCAAACGAAACTCAAGACCCGCACGTCCGGCGGGTGACGATCATGAATATGTCACCGATGTGCGGTTTGCCGTCACCAAGAGCGGCAAGATCTCTACGGCCCCTCCTCGCCTTCACACCCATCACCTTCTTGCCGTCTTGTCATGGTGCCAAGACGTGGCTGCGCTCGCGCTCGACAGCTACCTCGATTCGGCTGGACAGCCCACAAACTAAACAAATTGTTTGCGCATAGATTAAACGTGTTGTTTAATTCCGGTGTCGCGTCATCCGACGCTCCACCGGAGAACAGTCTTGAAGCCAATCGATCTGTACGCAGAAGCACGCCGGAAATGGCTCCGTGACGAGCAAGCCCCGCGCGTTACGCCCTCCGAACCCGCCCGCCAAAGCAACTTGGAAAAGTCGCTGCTGTTCAAGTGCGTCTTTGCCGCCGCCGCCCTGATCATCGCGGCGAACGTGCTGGATAACGGCCCCGTCGCCGACAAGCCCGCCACCTTTCACGCCAACGTCTGACGCTCACGCGCCGAGGACGGCTTGCGCGCTCGGCGTAAAGGAGATGAAGCCATGCACAGAATCAACGCTGCACAGCACGCGGGCATCCCGCGCCGGGACACGCTGTCGCCCCGGACCGTCGCCCGTTACGAACGCGATCGCCAGCTTCCGACGTCGCCGATCCTCGTCGGCAAGCATGTCGTCATGCGCCGGCCACTCGTGGACGGCGTCTATATCGAGTACCTGATCATGGACGGCAACACCATTGCCGCGAAGCAGATCTCGATTCCAGACGAACCCACGTGTGCGGACGCGATCAAGCGCCTTCGCACCGCGACACACGCCGAGCCGGAAAAGCACTCCCGCCCGCAGAAGCCGCGCGCGTTCAGGATCAGGGAGGCATCGTGATCGACAACGCCCTCCCGAACGTGGCTCCGCGCCGACTCAATCCATACGTCGACCTCACGCCCGCTCAACGGGCCGACTTGACGGCTCGAATCCTGACCGTGTTCAGGCACGCCACGCACGCGATGACGTCCGACGAGGTGTGCACGACCCATTTCGCCGACATGCCGGGCGCGGCTGCGCAATGCATCGACAAGCTCGCGCGGGGCGGATGGCTGCGCCGCCAACCGCGCCCGCACGACCTGCGTTTCCTGTACTGGCTGACGGGATCGGACGCGGCCCCGCCGCTGTCGGTGCCCTGCAAGCAGGCGGACGGCACCTATTCGAACGATGCCGGCAGCGCACTCGCGCCTCGACATGCGTCGCGATCCGCCGTGCCCGCTGGATCCGCGCACACGCGCCCCGAACTCCACACGATCGTCACGCGAAACGCGGAACGTCACGTCGCCGTCTCGTTCCCGCATCTCCGCTCGCTTGAGATTTCCGTCGACTCGCTGCTTGGGTCGGATACCCGCACGTTGCGATTCCTGCGCCTGTTCCGCCAGAGCATCGACCTCGAAGTGTCGCGACTCGAACTGATGATCCAGAACCGGAGGACCGCGTGAAGCGCATGGCGACCTACAAGCATCCGACGTCGTATAACGAGATCGTCGCTCACGCGAATGCCATTCATGCGCGTCGTCTCGCTCAACTCAAGAAGGCCGAGAAGCACATCCGAGCGATCGAGCGCGACCTTGCGTTGGTCGCTGAAACCGGCGTTTACATTGCCGTTGACGGCTACTCGATGTACCTCGAAGACTGCCGCGCACCCGACGAATACCGCTACAGCGGCCGGGCAAAATGGGCGCTCCGAGTTCGCGCGGGGATTTTCAACGCGACGGCCGATCGCGCCATCCGCGCGTTTCTCGCGCTCGGCTGGATCGTCGAGCGCATTGATATCGCTCCGAATTGCTCGAATCTCCTGCTTCGGCGACCGAAAACGCAGTCGCGCCTGATCCTCGACTGCTCAATGGAACTCGCTCACAGTCTCCGACCGCAGGAGGCCGGGTAATGGACGCCCGCACCCAATCGCTCGTGCTCATCGAGCCGATCGTCACCGGCAACGCGAAGGCCGCCGCTGCGGCGGCGGGCGCGACGTCGGCGGATCTCTGGATGGTGCCGTACGAACAGCTCCACTACGATCCACGCGACAACGTGCGCCCCGTCGATCAACAGTGGGTGTCGCACCTCACCGCGCTGATGATCGCCAACGGCTACGACAAGAGTCAACCTCTCCATTGCTACGTCCGGAAAGTCGACGGAAAGGACCTGATCTACGTCTACAAGGGGCAACACCGCTACCTCTCCGCTGGCAACGCAATCCGTGCGGGAAAGGACCTCGGCAAGATCCCGGTCGTCGTGCGCGATGCGAAGACGGTTGAACGCGCCGAGATGGTGATCGACGGCTACGTTAGCAACGAAAGCAAGCGCGCGTCTCCGCTCGACCTCGCGACGGTCGTCGCGGAACTGCGCGACGTACATGGCCTCGACACGAAAACGATCTGCAAGCGCCTGAACGTTACGGACCAAACCATTCGCGACGTCGGCCTGCTCGAGCAGGCACCTGCGGAGATTCATCAGTTCGTCCGCGACGGCTCCATCTCCGGCACGCTCGTGATCGAGCAGATACGACGGCACGGCGCGGAACGGACGCTGGAGCGGATCGTCTCGAGCCTGTCGAAAGCGAAAGACGCGGGCAAGACGAAGGTCACGAAAAAGCATCTCCACACGGCGTCGCCCAAGAGCGTCGCGGCAACGGCCGCCGCCGAGCCTCAACGGAAGATTGGCGAGCAACATGCAAAGCAACTTTTGCAAGCGCTGCAAAGCGTGTTGCACGATCCGGGCTTCGGCAAGTTGTCGCCGGGCACGATCGCAGGCGTACATCGCGCGTTGACGGGCTTCGAAGACCTGCTCGATGCCGTGCCGACGCGTCGGCCGAAGTATCCGATCGCCAAGGCAAACGAGCATGGCGTGTATGAGCCATCGGAAATCCTGTCCGCGCCCATCTCGAAGCGCACCGGGCGCGCGTCCGTCGAGATTCGGCTCGCGCAGATCGCAGAGAGCGATTGGGAGTTCGGTTTCTCGTACGCCTTCAACAGCGCGGGCGGCTCGTCGCCATGCAAGCGCATCGACGGCGAATCCCCCGGCCGGTACAGGACGCGCGTCGAAGCGATCCGGGCTGCGGTTCAGGTGCTCACCCGCACCCTCGAAAGCACTAGCGCTTCGAAGGCGAAGGAAATGGCAGGCGTTCGGCGGTGGCTCGACAAGCTGTTCACGATGCCCGACCCCGACTGGACGCCCGAAATGGCGCGGGAGGCAGCCCAATGACCCCGCGCCCGGCCCTTTCTACCCCACGTCCGCTGCCGCGAAAGCGGGAACGCGCGAACAAGCGCCCGGCTATCACACTGGCGAGCGTCGACGGCAATGCGGTTTCAAAGCGTGTGCGCGGGCTCACGCCCGCAAAGGCAATCCAGAAGAACGACACGCCGCGTGCGCGGCGAAAAGCAATCCAGAGAAACGAAGCCCCTGCGGATGCCCGCAGGGGCATGCACGCACGCCTCGACGCGCTTTGCATCGAGATCCGCGCCCTTGTGAGCGACGTCTCGCACTCGGCCGACATCGTACTGCTCGACCTGATGGCCGACGATGCCGGCAGCTACTCACGGCACAGAGCGGCGCAGGACGCCCGCACGTGGGCCGCAGCCGCCGGCGTCACGCTCGAAACGGGTTTGATGCAGCTCGGCCGGGCGATACCACACGAACAGAATTGAGGATGACCATGAACGACGAACAGAACACCGCACCGAACTGGTTGCAGGAAGGCGATCTGCTCTATCGCCTCGCGATCGACACGCATCGGCAAAACCATGACGAGATCTATGTCACGCTGGCCGAAGGATCGCGAGACATACGCGCGCGAGCTGCGCGCGCGGCCGAGCTTCGAGAAGCTCTGAAGGGACTCGGATCCAATGGGCTCCCCGATGGCACCTCGGCCGAAGCGCTCACGAAGCTCAGAAGGCTCATTGCGGCCGATGGATATGCTGTCTCGTTTCAGACGATGCAGCAGTATCGATGCGCGCTGCTACGGGAGATCGACGACACGAGTCCCGTTCGCTCGGCCCCGACCGCGATGACGCAAGAACAGTACGCTGCGATCGAGTTTGCGCTTGGCGCATGCGCCGGACATCCGGCCGGCGAACAGCATGTGGCAGCACTCGAATCACTGCTCTCGGGGGGAGGCAACCACGCATGACCGTCGCGATGAAGCCCATATATCTCGACATTGCATCGGTGTCAGCAGCGGTCTCCCTGTCGCCCGCGGTCATCCACAAACTCGTCCGCCAAGAGGAATTTCCGAGGCCGCGCGCCCTGTCCGGGCGACGCGTCGGCTGGCTCACGCGAGAAGTGGAAGAATGGGCAGAAGCTCGAACGCCGTCCGAGTTCCTCCCGCCGCCTAACTGCGGGACCGGCCGGAGGAAGGCGACGATTGATGCGACCGGGTAG